CAGAATGAGTATAAAAAATGCCAGCAAACAAACCAGTAATACTATTTCCGTCTGCTTTTCTTGCATAAGCTATATCCCTATCCTGAACATGGCCCATGATACACGACATAAACTTTTTCTGCAACATGAGCTTTGCAGTACTAACAGGACGACCCATTACACCGCTGGTAAAGTAATGACAGTACGCTATACCGTCGATGATGATGGGTTGTAAGAACGGTACCACCTCCCAGCTATCTAGATAGAAGTCATTGTATGACATCAGCCCATCCAACTTGGAGTCTGATTCAATAGCCCGTTCTATTCTGTACTCGTGGTTACCTAGAAGAAACACCATGCGAGGCTTCCACAGTCTACGCTTACCTCTGCGTAAACGTTTACGTTCTGCCTCGATGGGTTCTAGGAACCTAGCCATTGCCTCGTTACCAGCTTCAATGTCATTGACATAGCGCCTACCCTCGAACGACTTCTTCCCAACGTCATAGCTACTGAGACTTGGCATGTCCCAGTGATCCCCCAGATGAATGATAACGTCAGGTTTAGTTGCTGCGGCGTAGCGTCCTGCCCAGTACATGTGATCCCAGTTACTGTCAGGCTTTACTTGTGTATCAGGTATTACTAAATGCCTAGTCATAACCACTCCTTAGGAAGGGTACTTGGTGTGTACCAATCGAATCCGTTCTTCTCTGCCCAGTCTCTCATACGGTAACGACTACCGTCCTTACGTCGTCTCGAACCCGGCATCGGTGTGTTAGGATTCTGAAATACAAATACAAGATCTTCATGTTTACCTAGCGCCTTACGTACTTCTACGTATTTACGAGCCTCTTCTCTAGTTCTAAATCTACCTTTCACTTCTATGTACGTCATCCATCCATTACTGTTGTAACAGAAGTCAGGTTCGTACATCTTAGGTATGATGTAGCTAATCTTCTGTGCAGGATGATAAGTACAACTCTTCATCTCTGCATATAACTTCTTCTCTAGGTTACTATCAAACTTCATCAGGTATCCTATAGCGATCATCGGTAGATCGAAGAAGGTATAGAAGCTGAAGGCTTTCATACAGTCTATCAGCATTGAGTTCATTGTCTTCGTATAACTTAAGACACCGCTCATACAACTCCCTCTCTGTTGTCCAGTCAGCCAGTGCTTTCTCTGCTTTCTTCGGACCTATGCCATGTATCCCTGCGATGTTGTCTACCCTGTCGCCCATCAAGGCTTGACGATACAGCCACTCTGTCGCAGAGCGTTCATCAACTTCCTTCATGACCTTCTTGGTGTAGTCATATATCTTAGTAGGTATCTGCAAAAAGTCTTTGTCGAGAGAACAGATAATAGACTTATGTTCTAACTCAGTGGACTTGATAGCTATACAGTCATCAGCTTCCATGTTGTCAGAGAGTTCCGCTTTCCATGCATCGAGCATGTACTCACGGAGTAAGTTTTTATGCACTGGTTTACGTGCTGGACGGCTACCCTTGTAAGGCTGAGAAACAGCAACCTCGTTTCTGAAGTTGCTGCTGCCGGTAAGGTACAGCTTGTGATCGTTGTAATGCTCAGACAGATCAGAGATTATCTCAGAGATATAGTTAGCCATAGTTTGGATTGCTATCTTCTCTGGTTCCTCGTCACAGGCAAAGCCTACACGATAGACAAGCATGTCACCGTCGATGAGTATCACACGGCTTCCTCAAGATTCATCTCAGGCTCGTACTCTACGACGTTAGAGATAACCATGCGACGTAGGGTAGGCGAACGACCCTTCTTCTTCATGTACTCCCAATCGTAGAACCCAACAAGGCACTTGGCTTCCGAACCGTTAGCAACAACAACACCCATGTCAGGATCGTCCTCATCATCAAGAGGTGTACGTCCCTTGATTAGTAGCTCTTCACCGTCTAGTTTAAATGCACGGTACTTGTTGTTTGACTTACATGTGATGTAGTAACCACGCTCGTCACCCTTGTTGTTTACCTTCAGCCCCATGTCTTCGAGTGCTGTTACTGCCTCGTCTGACAAGAGAGCTAGATCAACCGTGTACTTGTTAGCAAGCTGGTTCTTCATGGTTAGGTTAGGCCAGTACAGTTGGCACTTAAGGTTTACGTTTGCTTCACTCATAATTAACTCCAGTTAATTTAACAGCTAATATTATACCACACATTTACGGATTGTGCTAATGAGTTTCGGCCCAGTTACTACCGATACGATACTCACCATCCAGTGGGCAGTTAAGGTTGAAGGTTTCGCCAGCCTGAATAATTGCCTGTACAGCAGACCTGCCTACGTACTCAGCATCATCAGGATGACACTCTATTTGCCACTCATCGTGGACTTGCGCTACTAGCTTGAAGTCAACATGCTCTAGTAATTCATACAGATGTATCACAGCCTGTTTCATTACAATGGCACCTGCTCCCTGCAGTAGTGTGTTTAACGCAGCATGTGCAGAACGAACACGTAGTCGCCTACCGTCCAGTCCATCAAGGAACCCAGACTCTGCTTGCGTTGTAATCTCTTGCCGTAGCTCCGCCAGTGCAGGGGTGTTCTCAAGAAACTTATCTTTGAGTTCACCTCCTTGTCTTGCGTTACCACCTACGACAGATCCTATCTTGGCATTTCCAGCACCGTACAAAAACGCATAGATGAATGTCTTAGCTTGCGCCCTTGTCTGTAACCCAGCGGCGTGTTGGTTAGCCGTGTGTATATCACCCTCTAGGATTTCTTTCGTATACGCTTCATCACCCATGTAGTGAGCCAGCATCCTAAGTTCCAGACCAGATGCGTCAGCCCCAACGAGAACACGGTCAGGAGGAACAACAAATAGCTTCCTACAATCACTGCCGTACTCTGCATAAACCGCAGGCACTTGCGCGAGATTAGGACTAGAGTGCGCCATGCGTCCCGTAACCGCTCCGATATGTTTAACTCTACCATGTATTCTTCCTCCGTTTTCTGCCTTGATCCACGACAACACTTGTGAGTGTCGCTTCTGTAACAACAGATACTCTAACACCATCTTTGCTTCAGGTATGTGTAAGTTTTTCTTGAGAGTAGACTCATCCACCTTGTCCTTACCTGATGGTGTCTTCTCTTTCCATACAGCGCCCTTCTGCTTCAGCCTTTCAGCTATCTGCTGACGTGACCCTACGTTGAAGTGAGTGTACCTCACAGGCAATGGCTTACCTGATGTCTTGTGATACCTCTGCTCCTCTGCGATAGGCGGGAACACATTCTGCAATGCTGCCTCTATCCCCAGCATCTTAGTCTCAAGCTGACGTTCGAGTTGCTTTGCTTCAGTAACATTGAAAGCAAACCCATTCTCTTCTTGCTCTCTGCATATGTGTGCAACAGCATGCTCGAGGAACACACCAGTGTCAGAGAAGTCGTACATCTGCAGCTGCATGCACAGTGTTTCATACAACCTCTCTGTCACTGACACGTCACGCATACAGTACTGGATCATAGCCTCAGACAACTGACTCCAGTCATCATGATCTCCTTTAGGGAAACGCAGCTTCTCACCCCATGTAGCTAGACTGTGGCCACCCTGTACATCTGGATGGAATAGCCTCGACATCACTAGTGTATCCAGCACACGATCAGAATGTACTCGTATGTCCCATAGCTTTTCCAGCACGGGTCCGTCAAAGCCTATGTAGTTGTGGCCGCATACGTGACCACCTCTAGCTAGTTCCTCGAACAGGGACTCCCTACAGGTATGGAGACAGTGATCCTCGTTTGGTCTCTTCGTCACCACGCAGTGTATTACCGATGGCTGGAGACCATCCGTTTCTATATCCAAGAACACTATATTCGTAGTAGGCAAGGTCCAACTCTTCTCGCTTTGTAAGTTCTCTACCATAGTTCTTCATCTCCCTGTTCTGCTCCTGAGTAACTATCCAGTTCCCCATCTTCGACATCGTATGATTCCTCCATGTCTGATAAATGTGCATAGTCTAAGTTGCCTTCAATGGTAACATCATCTTCGATTAGAAATCTACTACAGTTACCACATAAATCAACAAACTCCCCCGACCCAGTGAACTTACGTGTTAACTCGTATTCATTGAGCATCTTGTTACATGCAACGCATCTCACTCCATTATCTCCGTCAACCGCCCTGAATCTTTATTATACAGCAACGAACACGATGGTCCAGTCATACCACTGAACCTGTTCTTCAGTACACGCACGTGTGTTGTGTTGCGTACCATCTTATCTTCTGCCTGTGCATTACGCTCTAGTCCAAGAACAATATCAGAAAGCTGAGCAATTGAAGCACTGCCGCGAAGCTGACCCAGACTAGTAACTGCTCCATCCTCATGTCCTTTTCCTTCTGGTCTACGTAGGTGACTAACAACAAACATACATATCTCCATCTCCTGACAGAACATACGTAGCTTGGTCATGATCTCATCAATGGCTTTACGTTCATCGCCATTGGCTTGATCTGATACCAGAATGGATATGTGATCGAGGATGATGTACCTAACACCTAGCACCTTGACTTGGTAGCGGAACCTAGCCAGCACATTCTCGATCTGATTGGAGCCAAACGAATCCCAGAGTACGACACGGTCATCTAGATCTAACGTATTGAATACGTACTCTACCTCATCAGGGGAGTAATCACATCCGGGGAGGTGTATCGGTTTGTTGATCTGTAGACCCACTAGTCCACGAGCAGTACGGTCAGGTGTCTCTTCAAGAAAGGCTAGACCTATCCTCTCGTTGGTCTGCGATGCAATGGAAAAGACTAGCTCACGCATGAACGTAGATTTACCCAGCCCAGATCCAGAACAGATGGTGACTAGCTCAGTTGGTCTCATACCAAACGTCATGTCATCCAGTCCCTTGTAGGGATAACGTACTTCTGCCTCCATCAATGGCTTCTTCATCGCCTCACGGAGTGACCCTATCATCACCATGCCGTCAGGTGTGTACACCTTTGCAGCCCACCAGCGCTTGATGAAGTCATCCTTGTCAGCGTACATCAGGTAGTCGGAGGCATCCTTGTGTTCACCATGCTGGTAGATCTTTGCCTTACCACCAAACAGATCTGCACACTCATGTGCCGCCTTCTTACCATGCTCGTCGTTGTCGTAGCAGAAGATGATGTTGTCGAATAGATCGAGGAACTCATACGCCCTACGACAATCCGCCGCCGCACCCTGCGCCCCATTACGAATAGATACTACGGGGTATTTGTCACCGAACATCTGATACGCAGACAGCGCATCCATCTCCCCCTCGACTACGGTTATGTACTGCCCACCTGAAGGGAAGAGGTGTTGACCAAATAAACCAGCACGTTTCCAGTCACCTTCGATACTGAACTTCTTATCAGGCGTACGCTTTTTAACTGCAGTTAATTCTCCATCAGGTGTGTAGTAACCGAAGTGTACCTCGTCCCCACACAAAGTAGTGGAGTACCTCTCCATTGTACGTGCATCGAGACCCCTCTCCTGATAGCTCCTAGATTGCCCTCTAAGCTCCATTACAGGAACCCTTGGGGTTGGTACCCGATAGTCGTTAATGTCGCTCACAGAGCCTCCTGTGCCGTCTGAGGACGGGGTAAACGTAGCACATGCGAAACAATAGCTCGACCCATCCTCATTGTAGGACAACGCATCACTAGATCCACAATCATTACACTTCTGGTGTAACTCAACAAAAGCCATCAGTGCACCTCCACACTAGTGCCGAAACGAGAAAGATAACGAGACTCCAGTTGATTATCATCCAACGATTCAAACTCCATCGCAAAAAGATTAAACAACATGTTCATTGCCTCCATGTAGTTGATGTTGTACATATGATCTTCAGTTAACTCTTCAATCATACGAGTACGTTCTGCTTGTTCCATGTTATCTCCTATTTAAATAGTAATATGTATTAGTAATACTTAATACTAATGCATAGTACTTACTGTATAGACTATATAGATTAGTATACCACACGTCTACGCTTTTTGCTAATGCGATTGTTGTCACTATTTCCTGTTGATTTACTGCGCGGCTTGTGCGTCTTAACATACCGACGTGTATTCCTTCCCATATCTTTCCTCCCTCTCGTCGTTAATATGATCCAAGAAAGCACGTAGCTTACCTGAACGCTTGAGCTTTTGCAGCGCACGATACTCAATGACACGCACCATCTGACGACTGATACCTAACTCGTCAGCAATCTCTTGGTGTGTCATGTGGTAATCAAGATACTTCTTCGCCACTATCCCGCTCCTCTTTGTACTTGGAGATATCGTCTTCGTGATACTCCTCTGCATAGTCCCAGATACAACGATCACCTTCCCAATAGTCTTGGTAATCGTCGTGCCATACTTCCCATTGTTCGCGTCCCATAACAAATCTCCTATTACCCGAACCTAATTACTTTACATGCTCAACAATAACCTGCGTGGTGTCACGCTTGTAGCATAGTAAACAATCCATACACTTCTGTCCAGTGCAGTTAGCTTCACCGTCGTACGACTCCGACACGTTGTTGAATACACGGTCGAACCCACGCGGTGGAGATGACATCACGTTATCTATCTTCGGATTACTATAAACAAGAATCATATTATCAGGTACATGATGCAGATTCTTACGCACAATACCCACACGTTTAGTCCACAACGCAAACGCAGAGTGCTTGTTGTCACTAGCTATCGCACATAAATTACGGAAGTGCTGCTCATTTATTAGCTCTCCATGCCCATGAAACCGCACGAATGCACCGGAGGTACGAGGCAGAATGAACTCAGCATCACTCGCAAGCACGTCACTATTCCTCTGGAACGCTGGCTGACAGTTCTTCCTATAACTAGAAAGCATACTCATGCTGTAGCACTTTCCGCATATCTTGTCGGCATCGGGCTTACTCGACTCCTTGATACAGAACTCGTTCGTCGCTGTGTTGGTATTGATTGCTTGTATACCTTCCAGCTTACCCGTCATCTTACTTACACTAACGGTCGGGATCATACACCACCTCCTCTTTGATTACACGGCACTCTTCGCCGTCCTTGATATAAGCATCGCAAAAATACTTTGCATGGTCAAGTGAAGAGTAGTGGTCAAAACCTTCAGGCGATCTTTCTACCCACTCCCACACATTACGATCAAACTTTTGCACAATAAAATTTGTACCAATCATTTACACTACTCCTCCTTTTATAAGCTTGTCTACTGGAAAAGAGACAACAACAATATTCTCGTCGGTACAGTTCATATGAGCAAGTATTTCATAATCATCAGTAGGACATGTTGTTAACCACTCATATAATTCTTTGGTCTTCATATTTACACCTCCACATCATAGACCTTGGTGGTCTCTTCATCTTCATCACGGAACGCATGAACATCATCTTCGTTCCAATCAATAGGACAATCCAACTCGCTGATAGCGTAGTCTATTGCAGCTTGCTCCGCATCAACTTCGTCTGACGCCTTGACATTGACACGACGACTGACAGTCACAGTCACATCGAACACGTACACGTGCTCCTTCATCTTGTCATAGATCTCGTCCAGCTTCACTACTGCATCGTGAAGTAATACTTCTAGCTCCTCGAACTCAGTGTTAATCGGACTGTTGATTACATCGTACTCAATGGCACTACGTATCGTATTGATGCGCCGACGATGCTCCTCTACTTCTTCCCTGCTGGTTAATAAATAAGTACTCATAACTACTACTCCCCACCAAATGAATCACGACACTCGTCGCACATATATGCTCCCGTCTTGTTACCAACGAGAACCTCCCTCGTACTGGCATCCTCATCATCGAAGATGTCCTGTACAAATCTGTCAGTACAAAGATACCAACCCCATGAATCTGTGTCAACTAAACGACTGTGTACACTCTTGCACAACAGACATACAGCCGACACTTTAGTTTTACTGAACAGCTCCACTACTTCTCCCATAGTATTTCTCCATCAACTCTTCCACGTTATCTTCCCAACACGACACACAGATGCAATCGCCGTTGTCTTCTTGGTACACATCCTTCTCACTGCGAAACCACTCATCGCACACAACACACTCAAAGACCATAGACATCAGAACATCTCCTCTGCAGCTTGCAACATTATCTCAATCTCAGTGAAGTCAGCCCACTCATCAGGATATGGTGACAAGTCCTGCGACACAGCTATCAACTCCAATACATCAGGTGGAAAGATCGGCTCATGTCTACACACACTCTGACCCTTCAATATCTGGAACGCTCCACACCCATACGACCTGAACGCTACTGCCGCCTGTTTGTATGTGTGTTTATGCATATCATGAAGCTCGTCATGATCCCATGGTTCACCGCAATACCTACAATGAATATCCATACATCCTCCTTATGAATGTGTATAGCCATCGGGTTCGATAGCTAAGAACATGTCACACCACTTCACCACAATAGCAGGGTCAGCAAACATAGGCAGAACAGTACGCCTGAACTGCAGGTATGACATACCCTGATTGTCGTGATGCCATTTACGCAACAAAGCCTGTTGCTGATTCTTAGTTAACCTAACCATCAGTCAAATCTCCCAACACGTTGATTACCTACGCTGTCCTTGATGCCGAATATCGAATAAGGATACGCCCACATCGTCCACCCACCAAACGACACACTAGCGTATGGCTCAAGCGGTTCATCCTCTGGCGCGTGGTACACACCATCATCGTCTATCTCACCACGCCAATGATCACTGAAACCACCCATACCATACGACTCGTTCATCTCATCAGCTACTGTACTGATACCACCACCTTCGAACCTTGCACATACCACACCACGAGCAAAAAACTCAGGGACGATACCCAGCCATTCGCGGTCTGCGCGTTTATCTAAGTACTTAATCATCATAATATTAACTCCAGTTAATTGCAGGACATAGCATGATCACCACACACCACACCACACTATGTACCTATTATCTCCTAAATGAGAATCATTGTCAAATAGGATTCAGGCATAAAAAAACCGCCCGAAGGCGGCTGAGGTGTCACGGCTGAGCGGTTTAGATTGTGGTAATGAATTCCTTAATTTCATCGTTCGTATATCCTGCATCGTGTGCTTTTTGTACGAATTCAGAGTATAGGTGGCGCAGTGCTGGTGCATCGCTAGCGAGTGGTTCGGATTCTGACTCAGTCTCCGGCGTTGGTTCTGACTGATCAGCTGTCTCAGTTTCTTCGGCTTTCGGTGCCAGCTTCTCGTATAACTCAGTGAGTCCGCCGCAGTCTTTCGCCATCGCCTTAACCAGCTTTTGGCCGTCAGCCGGTGACTTGAGTCCGTGCCAGTCGTTTAGCTTTTTATCTGTCGCCGTCCACGTCTTAGCAATGCGGCGAGCGCGGCTGATCATTACCTTAACGGATGATTCAGGTTTACCGCCAGCGACTAGGCCACCTTCGTAACCGCCGATGAACTCTGCAATATCCTCTTTTGTTTTGACGTTGGTTAGTCCCTTGATCATTGCCGCCATCGGCTTAAGATCTGCGTCTAATTGTGCTTGGGCTACGATTGCTCCGGCGCCTCTATTGTCAATGTTAGTCATGATATTAACTCCAGTTAATTATGCCGCGCGTTATTGCGTCGACAGGTACATATTACTAAATCCCCTAGTCAGAGTCAAATTAACTCCAGTTAATTCTAGGCAGCCTAAAGGGTACTTCACAGTCTCTCACATGCACATAATTGACCCCATGTCAACAGCGCAATTACCGTGCCAATAGCAATATCTGTGCCAAAAACAGACACGGGGGGCCGTAGACTATACTGTGTTACGTAGTAGTAGCCACTCAGACACAAAAAAGAGCAAAATTGGAAGACGTTATTACTAGATCTTTTAGTTATATATCAATAATTTACTATAATCCTGGGGCATAAGACTAATCTGCACTGTAAAATCACAGAATCTGCACTGTAAATACAATGTTTTTTCCCTACAGGGGTTGACAAATGCTAAAAAGTATGCTATAATATACGTATATATAGAACTATAACGAAAAGTACGATGCATTAGGACTTAGTTCTAAGTATTAGGACATATTACTTATGCATATTACCTACAAGTATAGATAACAAACCCAAAAGCAATCTAGGTAGAGCCTATACAGTATGGAAAACAAGAAGAATCCTGTTGGTAGACCTAAAAGAAGTTCTGTTTCTAGTAAAACAAAGGGTAACAGAAAGTCTGTTGGTCGTCCTAAAGGCGATGCAGCAATAATAAACGAGTATAAGGCAAGGATGTTGAACTCGCCTCGCTCTCGCGCCGTGATGGATGCGATATTTGATGCAGCATTAGACCCAGAACACAAGAATCAGTCAGCAGCGTGGAAGCTGGTTATGGATAGAATCCTTCCTGTTGCTGCATTTGAAAAAGATATTGTTAAAGATGGCGGTAGAAGTGCCATTCAAATTAACATTAGTGGTGTCGGTGCTGTCGATGTCGAACAACCCACAACAATTGAAGGGGAAGTAGTAGATGAATCTTAAGCATTTTGATTCTTCAGAGTTCAACTGTCAAGTCACTGGCACCAACAACATGGAAAAAGACTTCCTAGAAAAACTAGACAAGTTGAGAGAGGCGTGCGGGTTTCCTTTCACGATCACCAGCGGGTATCGACACCCGACTGAGCATCCGATAGAGGCTAAGAAAGACGTACCCGGAACACATGCCCAAGGCATCGCGGCAGATATAAAAATAACAAACGCCGTGTTTCGCCTTAAGATTGTAACTGAGGCTATTCGTCTAGGTTTTACGGGCATTGGTATTGCTGATGACTTCGTACACGTAGATACACGTGGTACAACACCTGTTATGTGGACATACTAAAATGAAGTTTTCTCATGGTGATGCCCTAACCGCAGGGTCAAGTAACACGATATTAGACGTACCAACAGGCTACGATGCTATTGTTACCTACCTGTTTATTTCAAATACGACGGGTAGCAGTAAAAGCATTGATGCCCGTTGGGTACATAGCGGCGTCAACATTGATTTCTTATCAGGTAAGAATGTTAACTCTGGAGAGTTTTTAGAGTTTGGTGGACAATACGGTGAGTTTCTTGTAGCAAAAGAAGGAGACACACTAAGTCTAACACCAGAAGCTGCTTCTACGTTTGTCAGTATTATTTCTTTTGAATTAGTACCAGCAACACCAAGGTTGAACTTTTAGTGGATCTTAATATTGAACTACTGCCTTGGCAACAACAGGTCTGGGCAGACGACACAAGATTTAAAATAGTAGCTGCTGGGCGACGTACAGGTAAGTCTAGGTTAGCAGCATGGATGTTAATAGTTAACGCACTACAGGCAGATAGAGGACATGTATTTTACGTCGCACCTACTCAGGGACAAGCCA